GCACTAGGCTTTCACTATCCTACGTTTTATAAAACAAACCAGGGAGACTCATTGCCTCCACCTCAACCCGCCCGACTCCCAATCACTGAACAGGACTGGTTGTCGCATAAGTTTGTTGGCTTTGGACTTATCGCTCCCCGGTTTGTGAACGTTCGTCGTCCCCTTATCAATAAGCATAACAAGTCCCTTGCTATTTGTCAAGTGAATATTTACGTATGATTTCTTCAAGTTCTTCGCGAGTAAACTTTTTAGTTGTGTTAGCTTTATCGCATAAATCTTCATACGGTAAGCGTCCATATTCTCGGATAAACCAATTAGTGTAGTGGTGAGGTTCGTAATTATGTAAATAATTACAGTGAGCGCACTGTGCATGACAGTTTATCTCTGAAAATCTCACCGCTTTTTTTCCTCGGCGAATAAGATGACTACATTGTAAATTATCAGAACAGTATGGATTTTTTGTGACACACTTTTTGTCTCTCGCCCTGATCCAGAGAGAAAATGCAATGTCTGCTTTTTTAATGAGTCTAGGCAAAGAAATTAGTTTATTTTTCTTGGGTATCATTGTATAGGTCGGTGCCATCTTCTAAATTGGTAATTCTATGAACTTTAGATTTATACACTTCGATTGTCCATTTGCCCTCTGGTGTCAAAAACACGCGAGGTCTAGTGTCAACAATGCCCATCTCTTTCTTCATTTGCTTGAATAAGTAGGGGGGCATGTTGCTTTGCGATGCGATCATCTCCTTGACCTCTGCGTCAGGTTTGTCTTTGAAGTGTTTCTCGATCTCCAAAAGCCTTGTGTAAGGAGCTTTGGAAAGTTCGGATGGCTCAATGTGCAATTTTTGCACAAAGTAAGAATGCAGTTTTATGAAGTTATAGAGCGTTCTTCGCTCATAATCATACTTTGAGCGGATTGATTGAAGATATAAATCAAACGTGTCAAACCCTGCACCGACGTATAATTTCTCGTCACGAATCGTAACAAGGCGCATACCGATCTCGAAGTGATCTCTATTGTGTTGTTCGATCAGTTTTTCAGTCTGCTCGACAAACTTCCATGCTGATATTTCTGTCATAGGTTAAAACTTTTCAACTTCTGTCTGTGCTTTTGGTACATACATCTCAAACTCATGCCAGAAAAACCCACCAGCCTTGAACAGTCCAAGCTTAGACTTCGCACCGCACTTGTGTTTCACAGAGACGTAGGTGTTACCCTCTTTGTCTTTGTTGGTGGTCATCGTCAAATCTTCTGGTCGTGTTGCTGTCTTACACGCAGCACAGTAGGAACGAGGATTGCTGAGTGCGATGGATTTATGCAGCGCATCCATCTCGTCTTTCTCGTCAACATGTAACTCGTACGACACCCCGCCCATCGTGAACTTAGTCTTGATGACCATAGGTTATAGATAAATTATAAAGTTTCATCTCTTGTAGGGCCTTCTTGTTGTCCTCCGTTAAATCCTTACTTTCCTTGAGTCGTCCTAGTACCCTATTAAAGCGTCCGATCAATGGATCTACCTTGAGTCTATAGTCCATCGGAGTAGCAAAATTGTACAACATCGTAAGGTACTGCGAGTACTCAACTTTCCAGTTTGACGACACCTTCCCAGACTCAGTTAAAACCAGGAGCGATTCTAGGGGTGGTTTAACGTCATTTTTGACCATTTCCGAAATCATGCTGATATACCCCTTGTACCTCGCTTCGATGTCCGCTTGGCCCAGAAAAATGGGCAATTCGAGCATCCTACAGTCGTCTTTGCAAACGTAGACGATATGGGCCTCCTCCATGTTCGTTGCTTTCAAGTAGTGATAAGCCTGTAATTCATGCTGTGGACTAGGCTTGTTTGTCGCCTCGTACACGTCAAACATGAACGATGAACAAGATTTAATCTCTAGCACGATCTCTTTGAGTGAGACCATGAAAAACTGCTCCTGCAATCCGTCAATGATCGCTAAAGTGCCTCTTTTGATAACTTCAGGCATCCAGTCCAGTTCCTCACTGGCGTACTTTTTAGCAGCAGCCCAGTCGATGTTCCCTCCGGCGACGTAGTCGAGTTTTCCTGTGACTGGTAGTAATCCGTCATACTGGTACATGAGCCATTTCTGCTTAGAAATAAGGATACCCGCTCGCTGTAGGACGTGTCCTACGATAGCCTCCCAAAGATTGCCCGCCTCAAACTTACGGAGCGATCTTTGGTTGGGAGGATTGGTTGCGGGAGTACCCTTGAGCTTGAGCCACAAGTCTATGGCCGATCCCCCAAGTTCAGAAGCCCAGAGACGAGATCGAGGCTCAACCTTGCGTTCCTCGCGCATCTCAAGAGATTTATTCCATAGGTTTGAGAACGTCCAGGAGTTCATAGTTGCACCCCCCAGAGTCCGAAGTCGTACACTTTCTTTTTAGGGTCGGTGTAGTGAGCAATCATCTCGTCTTTGCTTTCGAGATGACAGTAGGAGGGGAGTAGTTCCTGATGTCTACAGATCGAGCAGTAGACCACCTGCTTTTCTAAGTCGAAGATCAGAGAATCGGGGAAGTAATTACACGAGCAGACTAGTTCCTCATCTCCCTGTATATAGGTTCGCGTGAGTGTTTTCATTTGTAAAAATGAATTAGTAATGATTCATTATAGATCAAGGGTCTTGCTTTTGTCAAGTGCATTTATCCAGTGCTGCTTGCGGGCTGTCTCATCGCCCAGAACTGCACGCTGTCGTTCTACATGGTCGGCCTGTACCTTGGTGTTGTCGAGGCGTTTGTGCAATTTTTGCACTTCTTGCTCTAAGTAGGGCAAAGTCTGTTTGTTTTTGTAAATCTGCACCATCGCTTTTTGGACGAGGGATAGGTCATGAAAGTTTTTCATAGGCTTTTTCTAATGTATCTAATCGCTCGATGTGTGGATTGCCCGTGTTCATCCCAACCAACCTATCAAGCAGGTCTCGCTCGATAACACGCAATTCTTTAGACTCTTTTGATTCGGGGTCTAGCGAGTAGCGCATCTCAACCACAGCGATATATGCTTTGACAATATTGGCAATGATTTTTTTACTGCGTTCAGTTTTCATAGAATGTCCCTCCTGGCCATGTAACTCGTAACTTTACCGTTTGTTTTGATGGGCCGCGTCTGTTCTTCGCTAAAGTAAACTCGTACCCCTCAGCGTTTTCGATAAGTTGTAGATCGTCCTTTGGTGGGACTTTGTTCAGAAAGAATCCTAGGTCTGCGACTGTCGCGATTGATCCCGATCCCTTGTACTCCACCGCCCGTTTATCATTCGTCTCTCGTGATACTGCATTGGAGAGTTGAGACAAAACTACGATACAGCTATTCGTGGCTTTAGCCAGTTTCTGCAAGTGTAGTGAAATATACGAAAGTCGCTCGTACTCATCCGGTCGCGAGCCTTGAATGTTTTGGATGAAGTCGATGAAAACCACATCAAACTTATTCTCACGGATCAGTCGATCTATCGCTGCAAGGTCATACACATCGTCATAGACTTCAAAAAGATCGCCAAGGCCCATCACACTGGCCTGAGCGAGCAGGTACTGACGATCACCCTCGTCAACCATCCCGTACAGGATGTGAGAGGACTTTAATGAGCCCCGCTGTCCGATCATGCGGGCCACGACTAGTTCGTTTGATATTTCTAGCGAGAAATACCCCGTCTTAAACCCTGCTGCTGCTGCTTGATTAGCGAGGTGAATAGCCATGTATGACTTACCCGCTCCGGTAGATCCTCCGATCACAACCAATTCTTTTTTTAGAAATCCACCATCAAGCACAGCATCCAATCCCTTAAATCCTGTCGTGATGAACTCGTGGTTATTCCTGTTCGTTTTAATTTGTTTGAGTACGGTAGTTATGTTCATGGCTAGCTAAAATATTTCTGCTCCTCACTAATCCTAAAGTCAAAGTGCATATCAGGATTTGGTGCTATGCCGTATTTATCACAAATAGCCTTATTCGATTTTACGTACGCTCCTGTTGATGACAGGTCAAAAACCACCTCTACAATATGGGATTTGTTGATGTAGTCCCCGCTTGGTAGCTTCGCAATAGTCCCTGCTTCCATCTTTGAAATAGCGTCAGCCTGAGCCCATGTGCATAGATGCTTTGACTTGTTTGATAACGTGATGCAAAAGATTTTATCCTCCGGCATAACCTCGGAAAATGATTTAATTGACATAGGAAAGATCAGCAAACTTTCCTCCCTGATCTTGGAGGGAATTAATAATCTGAGAAGCATGATTGTAGAGCGACTGAGTGGAGGTGATCTTACCCGCCCAGAACTTCGAGAGGGGCAGAGCCTTGAAAATTGCCTCGATCTGATCGTGGGTGTACTTCTTGAGGAGGTGGGAGGCGAAGTTGCGATTGTTACGCACCGACCCGTCTAGCTTCCCCCCTAAGTGTTGCTCGAGGCGGGTGATAATGCTTGAGACCGCTGCATTTCCTTTAGAGGCAAACACATCCATCCCAACCTTTCTACTGTCAAAGCCGATAGGCTTTGTAATATCTTTAGATATTATTGTATTTTGTATAGTGTCTTTTGTAAGAGTGTCTATTGTATACGCCCCCTTTGGTAACTTTGAATTACCCCCTTTGGTAACAGAGTTGCCCCCTTTGGTAACATGATGGCTTCTTGCCCCCTTTGGTAATTCTTTCCATAGCCTTGAATCCTTCTGAAATGACACTTTGTTGCCCCCTTTGGTAACTATATTCATCTCAATAAGCTCTTTTATAGTCCGACTGACGTGGCTCGCAGAAATACCGGTCCCTAACACAAACTGACTGTTAGATACCCAGTCTTCTTTTTTATTAAATCCGTAGGTCTTTAGAAAGATTACAAACAAAATACGAGAGTGATATGATCCCAATTTTATCCTTGCAAGAGACTTGAATACTCCGTTGGCAATTCTTACAAATCCGTGCTCAAGCTGTGGTGTCGCGTTCATATTCGTTTTTGAGCACATTGATAACTTGGGAGACTATGGCCTCGTAAGAAGAAATCAGCTCTATTTTCTGTTCGTCAGAGGCAGATGAAGTGGGATACTTGCGATTGAGTAACGAAAATGAAAACGAAGCATCAGAAATGGCGCTGAGTAGTGATTTGAGTTCGAGAAGCCGAGCTTCTTGTTTGAGGTTCATATTTCGTTCTTAATTTACAACATTTTAGACCTTTGTTTTTAGTTTGTCAAATCCTTCATACATTTATCGAAATTGGGCGATCCATAGCCATACCACATGCCCGCAAACCCATCTTGTACGCCCGTGTTCATGCGCTTTTGCCAGATAGGATAGGTATAGTCAGTAGCAGCTTTACAGTTTCGAGTCAGGGAGTCGGGGAGATTGTGTACAGAGTTGTACTGCCAGCATCCAGAGTCTACGGAATTGTCTGTGTTTACGTTGGTAGCACTGTCGTCAAGATGTCCCTCAGCAATGTTGGTACACAGCGCGACAGCTTGAGCCCTGTTTCCATCTCCGGCCCACTTATTCCAAATATACTGAGCATACTCGTTACCAGCATACTTACCGAGAGTATACTTTTGTGCAATAATTGCACTTTCTGTAATCGCGTATCTCGTCACTTTCCAGGGCTTTTCTATTTTCTCCACGACCTGCGCCTTGACGACAGAGTGAGAGAGGTGGATAGCAAGTCCGGCACCTAAGAGAATAGCGACGGTATAGAGCTTGAGTTTACGGGCTGAGTGTTTGTTCATGAGATAAGAATAGCAAGCCCCCTGATAGATGTCAAGAGGTAAATAAACAGGACGTTGACACAAACAAGACCCATGCTATAATCGAGGGATGACACAGTACACTACAGAGGACTTCGCCAAATGGGGTAGACAAGGCGGAAACCTACTCAAAAAAACAAAAGGGGCCGACTACTTCTCCCAGATTGCATCCATGAGAAAGAACCCAGGAAGGAAAAAGAAAGTAAAAAAATAGAGTGTATAATTGACTTACTATGACCGACTACCGCGACATATCCACGCTTCATAACTGGGAGCATAACCCTCGCTCCATGACTAAAGATGGTTTAGAACGTTTAGTCAAGCAGATAAAGAAACTAGGCGTATACAAACCACTATTGATTACACAAGACGGAACGGTACTCGGAGGTAACATGAGACTGCAAGCTCTGCGTGAACTTGGTCAAAAAGAAGTGTGGGTATCTGTGGTCGAAGCCGACACAGAAGAAAAGAAAATAGAATATGCATTATCTGACAATGATCGGGCTGGAAAGTACGAAGCCGACCAACTCGCTAATCTTATTGGAAACTTTCCCGATGTGGAATGGAACGATTTTACCGTAGACATCAAAGACCCCGAGCTAGTCACAGACCTCATGGATAAGTTTAGCGAAACGGAGGAAGATGAAGCTCCATCACTACAAGAGGGAGAGGCTGAAAGCAAGTTAGGCGAGGTATATCAGTTAGGGCGACATAGACTGATGTGTGGGGATGCTACTAAAAAGGAAGATGTAGATAAGCTCATGGACGGCAAGAAGGCTGATATGGTATTTACTGATCCACCGTATGGAATGGATTTAAATACGGATTATTCATCTATTTTAGGGTCTAAAAAGGCTATGGTCAAACAACCAGGCAAAGTCTACGGCAAAGTCTACGGCAAAGTCTACGGAGATGATAAGGAATATAACCCGACACAATTATTAGAAATATTTAAGGACGTAGATGAAATATTTATGTGGGGCGGGGATTATTACGCAAAATATCTTCCGATGGGTGGATGGTTTGTATGGGATAAATGTACTACCGCATCAGGTAGTGTTCCAGAGGGCGCAGAAAAGATGATAGGCTCTATATTTGAGTTATGTTGGTCAAAGCAGAAACATAAACGAGAGATTGCTCGTATTTACAATCGGGGATTTACGAGTGCTGACCCTAGTGAGAAAGTACATCCGACGCAAAAGCCTATACAATTAGCGGAGTTTTTTTATAAGAGATTTAGCAAGGAAAATAATATCATCGTAGATTTATATGGTGGTAGTGGCTCATTCCTCATCGCCTGTGAACAAACAAACCGTATATGCTACATGATGGAGCTTGATCCCCATTACTGCGATGTCATACGCAAGCGATATGCGAAGTTTATCGGCAAAGAAAGCGAATGGTTAGAAATTACACCCGCTGAGAACAGCGAAAAAACAGTATGAGCGACAGAGTTATCGGTAGACCATTTCAACCAGGACAGTCAGGCAACCCAGGTGGGAGGCCAAAGCGTGGCTGGAATTGGGCAAAGCTATTTGAGGAAGCAGTGGACGAGGAACTCACCACTAAAGACGGTAAGATGACTGCACAAGCCAAACAGTTTATTGTGAAAAAACTAGTGAGAATGGCCGTAGATGGTGACATGACAGCCGTGAAAGAAATAATAAATCGAATGGACGGAATGCCCAAGCAGTCAACAGAACACTCAGGATCAATAGCTATCCCAATTTTAGGCGGTCAAACACATGTACAAGATCACAACAGCAACCCGCAAACTGATGAGACTCCGCAAGAGAATTAAAGGTATTGCAGGGGGAGCATCGGCGGGTAAAACAATCTCAATCATCCAAATCCTCATGGACAAAGCCCAGAGTGATATTCTGCCTACGCTTACCTCCATAACGAGTGAGTCCATGCCCCATCTTAAACGAGGCGCGATGCGAGACTTCCTGAACATCATGGAGCAACATCAATACTTCCAGCCTAGTAGATGGAACAAATCAGACTTCACGTATACATTCGAAACAGGATCAAAAATCGAGTTCTTCTCACTTGATATGCCCCACAAGGTTCGAGGGCCACGCAGACAAAGACTGTTCATAAATGAAGCGAATAATATACCGTACGAGACATTTGATCAACTTGAAATCCGTACAGATGAAGAAATCTGGCTAGACTGGAACCCGACGAGTGAGTTCTGGTTCTACACAGACATATTAAACAAGCGAGATGACGTAGATTTTGAGATCTTAACGTATAAAGACAATCAAGGATTACAACCTTCGATCATAGAGTCTATCGAGAGGCGAAAGAACAACAAAAACTGGTGGCTCGTGTATGGTATGGGACAGCTCGGAGAAGTTGAAAGTAGAATATACAAAGACTGGCAGATCATCAATGAGATCCCACACGAAGCACGACTAGAGCGATACGGACTAGACTTCGGCTTTAGTAACGACCCAAGCTCACTTGTTGCCATTTACAAGTTCAATGACGGATTTATCATTGATGAGCTAATCTACTCCGCTGGTCTGACTAATCCAAAGATAGCAGCGTTTATACTTAACCTCCCCAAAGCATTAGTTGTCGCAGATTCAGCAGAACCAAAAAGCATCGCAGAAATAGCAGCACATGGAGTTCTTATCTCAGGCGCACGCAAAGGGCAAGACTCAGTACTCTACGGAATACAATTTATTCAGGATCAAAAAATATCACTGACTAAAAGAAGCGTAAACACCATCAAAGAATATCGTAACTACTTGTGGATGACAGACAACTCTGATAAAATCATAAACGAACCAATTGGCATTAACGATCACAGTATGTCAGCAATAAGATATGGTTTAACTTCAATCTACCCCGACTACAGGTTGCGTACCGCAGCCCCTAAGTTTGCTACAGGAAAGTTCGTATTAGATAGTTTAGAGCGTCATGATGACGATTCATACTACTCATGAGCATCATCATAACTACCAGCGACAAGACCCCCCTAGACTCCTTCGGCCCCGCAAGATACATCATTGATCTCATGCAGAAAGACTTTGCTTTTGATTTATCACGAAGAATGGCAGTCATCCCAGAGGTTGACATGTTTAGAATAAAGGAAGACTCGTCAATCATGGATCAAGTAAAAACTAAAAAATATGAATATCAAGTGATGTTCGACGGAGAGTATGTGTGTGGTTTTGACATTAGTCAGCATCCCCAGCGAGTAAGAGTTGAAATACTAAAAGGACTCCGCGATCTCATAAAGGAAGGAAAGATCCACTGGAATCCCATGCAGTACAAAGTTGATGAGGAGAACGTAAAGCAGAAAAAGAAGGATAAACGACACAAACTTGACACTCTTGCAAAGAAGTTCAAAACTCCAGAGGAAAAGTTAGTAGTTGCTGCTATAGAGAAAAATGTTGGATCCTGAGATCTTTATGTCGAATCCAATAGTCATGGACTATATGGTTCCTGGTATGCTTAAAAGACTAAAAAATCCACGACTTCAATTCATATTTACTTACTGCATCCTAGACGGTCACCCCCAAAAAGTCGCAGCAGACATCCTCGGAATCAACGAAACCAACGTAAGTAGACAAATGAGACGAATACGGATGCGCCTTGTTCACTACGCGAAAGGGTATCCAATAGGACAAGACTATGTAAAGAAACGCGAAGAATGACTGATAATTAATTAACTATGGCACTCCTAGACTTCCTCAACACCAGATTCTCTGTTGCTAAAACCTTTACCAAAGAAAAATACATTAACGAGGTAAAAAAATGTATTGAAGACTACAAATGCGAGAAAGAAGACGGGACAAATAAAGTTCACAATAAACACATCAAAACATCGTCACGATATGACCTCGTAATCCCCTATATCTACAGCACACACGAAAGCATCCTCAGTTCAGTATTCGAGAAAGGAGTTGAACTTGTCATATCTGACAAAGGAACGCAGGATGAAATGAAAGCACTCGCGATACGAGCGATTTATGAGTATCTTCGAGACAAACTTGATTTAGACACCTTCTATGGTCAATCAGCCTGGTGGTATCTTCTATGTGGATTTGTCAGCTCACACCAATTCTATGATGTAGAAATTAAAGGTCAAGCTCCGGTAATGGGACAAAATGGCCTCCCACTCACAGATGAGATGGGTATGCCAGTAACGACCCCTATATATACGTGGAACGACCCTAAAACTGTAGTAGACAATCCGCATAAAACATACTTTGCACCAGACTCAGAGTTCCAGATCGATGGCTCGCTCCTCCCTTACGTTTTCCGTGAAAAACTCATGGACAAAGAAGATCTAGAAGAAAAGTATCAGCTTGAAGATGGCTCAATAGAAGCCACTGAGGAACTCGAAGTTGGAGTAGACTACAAAGACAGCAAAACTAACGAAGATTTAAAGCGAGTATCGTGTAGATACTACTGTGGAACCATTCCCGACGAGTTTCAAGATGAGATCGCAGAGTACGATCCAAAGGCAGAGTATTACATCACGTTCGTGTCAAACAAAGTACTTAACGTATCACTGAGTGACAAGAAGACAACGATCTCACGATGGTTCGCGCCCCCAACAGACTTCTTTGGCTTTGGACTAGGTAAGACTCTGAGATCGTCACAGAAAGAGATGTCACTCCGCAGACAACAGCAAATTAGATATGCAGATCAATATGCCTTCCCTTGGCTTGCGGTAGACGCTACAACTAAGATTGATCAAAGAGCGCTGCATGATATAACTAAGCGAGAACCACTTGTCTATACTGAGAAACCTCCGCAATTCCTCGTCCCACCAACAACTCCACAAACCCTGACTGATATGGATGCAATGGCCCGATCAGATGCGCAGTTCATCTCAGGAACCCTTGATCTATCTAAAGGCGCACAGGAGTCTAACACTGTAAAGACTGCTACCGGACAGCAATTGTTCGCACAGTCACAAGACAAGAGAATCAACAAGATACGAATCGATCTTGGGGCATATTTCAGACAGGTAGTTATTAATCTATTCGCCCTTGCAAGAGACAACTGGGATGAGGAAAAAGTACTCACTGTAGCTGGCGATGAGGGTGATGTAGTAGAAGTCAACGTAACTCAAGAGCTATTGCAATCAATAAACCTTGACACAGATATTGACATCCAGCTTGACACCATCTCAAACAACAAAGACACGATTGCAGAACGTGTGATCGCTCTCTATGACAAGGTAAAAGACGACCCTCAGGTTGACCGTAGAAAGGTATTCGCGAAGATGCTAAAAGAGGGCTTCCAAATCAAAAACCCAGAAACGTACATGCTCGCTCCAGAAGCAGTGGGGACGCAGCCAACTCAAGGTGATGTACCCCCACCGACAGATATGGGCACGACACCAGAACAAATGCCAATGATTGGTAACGAGATGGCCCCCGATCCACAAGCAAATCCTTATGAGCAACCTTTGGGATGAAACCATAAACGAAAAGGGAGAATCGTCACTCAAGACGCATGAACTCAAAACCTTATCTGTGGGATGCGAGGAAGGGAAGCACCACTTCGTATTCTCCGGCGGATCACTTCGTGAAGCAGTGTGCAAAAAGTGTCAAACGATAGTCCCATACATCCTTGGGTATCACACGATAGTTGATGGAAAACTACAGAAAGTGTAAAGAAACTTCGTAAGTCTTCTAAAATGTTTTTAGATAGAGCAACGCTTCGTTCATGGCGAGCGACTCTTTTAACAAACATTCATGACCAACACTCTTATGAGCGAGTCAACAGATCTCCGCAGCACTATCGCGGAAAAGATGGATAGTGAGAACGTTACAAACCCACCGGTTGAAACACAGCCAGAAGTCGTAGAGACTCCGCAGGAAAAACCTGTAGAACAACCTCAAGAGACCACTCAGGAAAGTTTCAGTCAAAAGATAGATACCAAGGGGCTGACACCAGAGCAGCTCGATGAAGTCTATTCTAAATACCAGAAGGCCTATACCCAAAAACGCCAAAAGGAAAAGGAAGAACTTCGCCAGTACCAGGAGAAGCTAAAGCTGTACGAGTCTCGTCAACAAGGCGAGATAACTCCGAGAGCAGCAGCAATTCAAGGTGCAGGAGAGCAGCGAGAGGTACAGCGTCAGTTTGATTTAGGGAACCTCTCTTTTGAGCAGTACACTCAAGCAATGCAGCGCTTCGCAATAGAAAATGCCGAGCGCATCGCAGAATCCAAGTTTGAGGAACTAAGCGCAAAACGAGAAGACAGCTCAAACCAGGAGCAAATGCTCCAACGATTTAATGCGTTGGATGAACGGTTTGACCCAAAGTTTACGGATCCCGAATCACCTGAATACAACGAGATAAATAACTGGTTGTACTCGTCAGTCGCAAGTGAGCTTGGTCATGCCCTCCAAGCACATATCGACCGGACAGGATCATCTAAGGGATTTGACTCAGATGGTATGGCTAAAGAAGCAATAAAACGCTTTGATAAATATATCGACTCAGTCGTAACGAACAAGATTAAGGAAAGTACGACAAATGCCCAGAACAAAGCCGTAGTTGTTGGTAGATCTACCCCACAAGGTAAATCATCACCATCAAATACAGTAGGATCTCGCAACTTGCGAGAGCTTATCAACTCTAATATGGGTAGTTAACATTTAATTTTTACACAAAATGGCGACATGGAATTTAGGCGATGTAATCGCGTCCACTCTCCCCTCTTACGAGAAGGAGTTTAAGGATCAAGTTTTTAACCAACACGTTCTCCTCGATCACTACAAGCAAAACGGTGGTGTTGTAGAGAAATCAGGCGGATATGAAGTCCGAGTACCTTTGATGACCTCAGCTGGTACCTCAGAATGGTTTAGCGGAACTGATACTCTTAACGTATCACCCGTTAACACCCTCGATGTGGCTCAGTACACTTGGAGAAACCTCAATGCTTCTATCGTCTTTACGATGGATGATGAGCTCAACAACAGTGGAAAAGAGCAGATCGTTGATCTGATTGAGGCCAAGATTAAGCAAGCAGAGCTGACGATCGCTGACAGTCTTAACGATGCTATGTTCAACGGAACAGGCCTTGAAGCTCGTCCTCGATTTGTTGGTCTTGCAACTGCTGTCGGAACTGGAACTTACGGCGGAATCGCTGGCGGAACCTACACCGATTGGCAAAGTTATGTTGAAGCATCAGGAGCCACGTTGACCGTTGCCATGTTCAAAGTCATGCGTAACACCATCAACATTGGCGATGGTGGTTCACCAGTATCGATCTTCGTTACGACTCAGGCTCTGTTTGAAAAGTTGGAAGCTCTTTATACTCCAACCTATCAGATGAATCCTCTTGTTCAAAGCAAGGAAAGTAAGCGTATCGCAGATGTTGGATTTACCAACCTCGAATATGCAGGCGTACCAGTTGTCTTTGATCCTAAATGTCCATCAGGGACAGTATTTGCTCTTAATACTAAGAACTCAAAACTCTTTGTACACAAAGATGCATTTATGGACAAAGGTCCAAAACTCAGCCCAGTTGACCAACATGTTACCGTGCAGCACGTTGTTGTTCGTGCAACATTTGGTACCAACAGACGCAAGAGTCTTGGTAAATTGACCGGTAAAACTGTCTAAAATTAACATTTAAGGGGAGGGCCTGTGAGTCCTCCCCGGAAAGGAAATAATATGCAAGTCGGAATAGTAAACAGAGACGGAGCCGAAAAAGTGTTTATCTCTGTAAAAAACGTAGAAGGTGCAACAATCACCGTAGGTTTGCCAGTTGGATATGCACTCGGTGCAGCTTCTAACGATGGTATTCAAGCAGTCATTGCAAATGCAGCTGCTGACTTCCCAGGATTTATGGGAATCGCAGTCCAGGATATTCCAAACAACGAGTATGGTCGCATCCAAATCGCAGGATATGTAGGATCGATCTTACTTTCGAACGTTGGGACTTCCATCACTATAAACGCAGGTGACCCATTGGTTCCAAGCCCAGCTGGATTCTTTTCAGCAGCGCCGACCTATGCTAACTCAGGCTTTAAGTGGCTGACAGCTCAGAACGTTCCCGTAGCAGTTTCAGCAGCAGCGTATGCTTCTGGACTCTTGAGAATGTAAGGTATAATATACCTATGATAAAAATCGAGCATAAAGACGGCACCCTAGTTTCGCTCGATTCTGGGGTGCTTTTTGTATATCTATGATAAAAAAAATAGCCATGTCAATTCCAAGCGAAGGTCATACACTTCCGGAATCATATGACAATCATTTAGTTCTGTCATTTCATCTCGGAAAACTACAAGAACGATGGAAACATGAAAACAGACCCATTCAGTACGAGTTCTACTGGTACACAGCAGGGAGACTACTTACAGCTTTAGCTAGAGAAAAGCTGGTTCAGGAGGCTATGAACGCTGGAATGGACTACATTATCATGTACGATGACGACATGCTTCTACCTCTAGACATGGTAGAGAGAATGATTGATGACTTTGAGTCAAATCCGCATATAGACATATTAGCGCCATTAGCTCACATGAGAAACCCTCCGCACTATGCGGTGATTTACACTACTACAGAGGGGTACGATGAAAAAGCACACCAGCCCTATTTCGTAAACAACTTCGTTAGAAATTATCCAAAAGATAAATTGGTAGAGTGTGACGCTGTGGGATTTGGTGGGGTGATGATAAAAATGGACATGGTAAAGAAAATGAAATCTCCCTACTTCTTCTCAACAACAGGATCAGGAGAGGATATATACTTCTGTATAAAAGCAAAACAAGACGCAGGAGCGAGAGTATTCATGGATACTAGAATAAAACTAGGACATCTATCAGCACCCAAAATAATTGATGAGGAGTATTATGAGAAATGGATCAAAGAAAACAAACATGAGCCGGATGAGTTACCACATAAATATTTGAGAGAAACATAATATATGAGTCACGCCCTGGACATTATAATCCCAACGTATAACAACTTCGAATACCTCCGACCGTGTCTTGAGTCTATTTTGAGAAACAAAACATCTCAAGGACTGTTTCATATTTACGTTGTGAACAACGGTCACGAAAGTAGTTGTGATTGGATACACCATCAAGATATAACGGTATTTAATGCCGGATCTAATCTACGATGGGAAGGTGCGCTAGAATACGCACTGGCAAAGACTTCTGCACCATACGTAATGTTTTTGAATGATGACGTCTTGATCCCACCAGTATCTATGATGTGGATTAATCAAATGCTCCAGCACTTTATAAGTGACGAAGTCGGCGCAGTGGGTCCGTCCTCTAACGTAGTAATGGGACTGCAAAACATATTCAATTTGACCGATCTAAATATATTTACTGCAAAATACTTGGTAGGATTCTGCTTCATGGCTAGAAGAAAAGCTATTATAGAAGCTGGGGGTATCGACCCATCCCTACCAGGTGGTGACGACCTTGATATGTCCATCCGTCTTCGTGACAAAGGGTACAAACTGATCGTTGATAAAAACGTATTTGTATACCATCACGGATTCAAAACAGGAACGAGAGTAAATGGAGATGCTCAAAAGATGAACGGCTGGAACTCGTTTGAGATGATAGAAAAAACCAATCACGCTCTCATAAGAAAGCATGGATTCAAAAAGTGGTGGGACTGCATCAAAGGCGGATTTGATCTCCCATCAATCGTTCACACCACAGCCCACGATACAGAGGGTGATATTATCAGAAAGCATATTATCGGAGACAAAATACTTGATCTTGGATGTGGGGGTAATAAGACGGTACCTAACGCAATCGGTGTAGATATGATTGCAAGAAATGATTTCATTGAAACACTCGCCAACACAGTATCAACCGCAGATGTAAATGCTGATATAACAAAGCCACTGCCATTCGAGGAAAATAGTGTCGATACTATCATCGCTCGGCACATCGTAGAACACCTAATGGACTCTGTGACCATACTAAAGCACTGGAGAACACTATTGAAAGAGAAAGGACGACTAATCATCGCTGTACCAAACAATGCTATACACAAGTCAATCCCAATGAACGTAGAACACGTACATGGATTCGATCCAGTATCTATGAAGTCACTGCTTGAAGTGTGCGGATATAGAGTGATAGAACAACTAGACGGTGGAAATACCATATCATTTATTACAGTTGCTGAAAAAATATGAAACACGCCATATATTACGAAAACAGCTTTGGAAGGAATGATGGTTCGCCGCTCTACTACTTTAATGTACTAAAAAGCCAATTTAAGCTAGATGTAAAACATTTGGCTCCGCACGGAGATACCTCTCAGTTTGGCAAGTTTGACTATCACTGGTGGATCGACTGGGGCGAGGATGGCTTACCATGGAAAGAATGGGAAATACCAAAAGATGGTGGTAGAACGATCTACGTAGGATCAGACACACACTTAGGAAAAGACTATCGATTCAAAAAAGCAGAGAAGTTTGACTATGTATTTTTCAATCAAAAAGACGCAGTAGAGGAATACAACAAAACGCATGATAACAAAGCGATATGGCTTCCTCATGCTGCTGAACCTTTAGCTTATCCAAACATAAGTATCATTAAAAAATATGACGTAGGATTTGTCGGTCACGTGCAAGAAACACCCAACTACAACGGAATTACGAGATTAGACGCGCTTGATAGACTATTCAAAGAGTTCCCAAACTTCTACCACGGATCAAGACACCCAGGCTTCCCAGATAAAAACCTGTTTGAAGATGCTGCTAAGAAGTTCAGTATGAGCAAGATAGTATTCAATATCTCGATCAAAGATGACATAAACATGCGCTGTTTCGAGACAATGAGCACTGGATCGTTCTTGCTAACAAACTGGATACCTACACTGGGTGAGTTGTTTGAAGACGGTAAACACCTAGTAACGTATAAGACTCTAGATGAAATGGTCGAAAAGGCCAAGTATTATCTCGAACACGATGAAGAAAGAGAAAAGATCGCCAAAGCAGGCTATGATGAGTTTATAAGCAAACATACATATAAACATCGTGTAGAGAAGGTTCACGACATGATTTGGACATCGTCCTGGACTAGCTTTTTCTAAGTAAAAAGAAAAGTGTAAAGAAACCTACATAATGAGCCATAATTTGGATAATACTAGTTATTTATCCTATGGCAAACTTCATTGAATACGCTTCTAAAGCTCAAGACGAGCTTAATATTGAGTTACAACGCATTGCAGCTAAAGATGATGAGCTGTCTTTGAAAGCGTCTGCTCAAGCAACACGCGAAGCACAACTTGATGCGCGCGAGCAGGAAGTCGCCGCTAGTGAAAGAGCTATTCAGCTAAAAAGAGAAGAATTGACAGCATGGGATAGTAAAAAAAGCAGAGAGGAAGAAGTCCAGGCAATGTTCGATACAGCAAACGCCAAGGAAGAAGAATCAAAGAAAAGACTCAAGGACGCACAAGATGCACTTCTTGAAGCTGGTCAGAAAATAGCAGAACTTGAAAAAAGAGAACTTCTCTTGGTAGAGCGAGAAAAATCGTACCGTGAAGAAGTAAAAAATGAAATGATGACGCGGTTTTTAGGAGTTAAATAACTACTCATGGCTAAAACGCTCCTACAGCTCCAAACGAGCCTAGCTTACCGAATGATGGAAGATACTGTGCCAAGCGGTAC